TACCGCCAGTGCAACTGATGTATCGGCAACTGCCAAAGAAGCCGCTGTGGCGGCCGTAAAAGCCGAACGTGAGCGTGTCAGTGCCATTCAGGGAATCTGCAACGGCGAGTTCCCCGAAATCGAGAAACAGGCGATCGCCTCCGGCTGGACTCCGGAAGTTGTGACCAAAAAAGTCTTGGAAACCATCCGTGCCGAGCGTCCTGCCGCCAGCGTGAATATCTCTGTCAAAGCCAAACCCGAAGGTGGTGAAATGCGTAAAACCCTTGAAGCAGCAATGAGTCTTCGTTGCGGCGTTGATGCCGACACCTTGGAAAAATCCTATGGTGCGCAGACTGTTGAAGCCGGTATGCGTGAAATGGATATGCCCCTCAAACAGCTCCTTGTCGAGTGTATGAAACTTGACGGTATTCCCTACAGTCGTGGTTTTGATAACGAGACCATCCGTGCCGCTTTCAGCTCCGTGTCTTTGCCGGGAATCTTGAGTAACGTTGCCAATAAAAAACTCTTGCAGAGCTACGAAGCACAGCCCATTATCGCCACAAAACTCTGTTCTACCGGAGATTTGAATGACTTCAAAGAAAATGACCGCTTCCGTTTGACCGATGTGGGCGATCTTCTTCCGATTGCTGCTGACGGTGAAATCAAGGATGGTGGTATCATCGAGGAATCTGCGAAGAACCAGCTCGACACCTATGGCAAGAAATTCTGCTTGACTCGCAAGATGATCATCAACGATGACTTGGGGGCATTTATGAAGGTTCCTACCGCCATGGGTAACCGCGCCGCCCGTCTTATCGACCAGTTGTTCTTCAGCCGCTTGCTTGCGAACCCGACTCAGGCTGACGGCAAGGCTCTGTTCTCCTCTGCCCACAAGAACATCCTCGGTGGTGCAAGCTCCGCTCTCTCTGCTGAAAGTTTGAAGAAAGCTATCCAGCTCTTCCTCGATCAGGTGGATGCAGACGGTCAGCCCATTTCTGTTGAACCCCGTTATCTGCTCGTTCCGACTGCTCTCAAGCATCAGGCTATCGAGCTTACCAAGGGTGCAACTCTCATCATGAGCGGCACTGACAATGCTGTCCGTCCGGCTCTGAACGTTCTTGCGGATGAACACCTTCAGGTTGTTTCCAGTCCGTACCTCGGCAACAGTGCCTATGAAGGCAACAGTCAGACCGGCTGGTACTTGTTCGGTGATCCCAAGACCATCGACACCTGGGAAATCGGCTTCCTCAAGGGTAAGAGAACTCCCACTGTGGAACGCGGCGAAACCGACTTCAATACCCTCGGACTCTGGTTCCGCGTGTACTTCGATCTCGGCGTTCGTGAGCAGGATCACAGAGGTATGGTAAAAGCCAATGGTGCTGCGTAATCCGGAAACTTCATCGGGGGCAACTTGCCCCCACTTTTCAACCAATAAATAAACAGGAGATTTTTTCATGCTTGCTCGCTATGTTCAAAAAGGTGATTCCATTGATTACCGTCCCACTACTGCTGTTGCCGCAGGTTCCGTCATCGTGATCGCTGACCTTGTCGGTATTGCCCGCCTCGATATTGAAGCCAACACTCTCGGCAGTCTTGCTGTGGTCGGCGTGTTCGACATTGTCAAAGCTGCCGGTCAGATTCCCTCCGGTTCTACCGTTTATTGGGATGCCGGAGCCCAGAAAGCAACCTTGGTGTCCGGTTCCAACCATTACCTTGGCAAAGCCATCGCCTCGGCAGAAGATGGGGATGAAACTGTCCGTGTGTTGCTGAACGCCCCTTACAGCTTGGCAACCACCTTTGTTGCCGGTGATCCCATTACTGATCTTATCGATAACTCCGGCGGTACTCCGGCACAGACCATTGCCGAAATCAAGGAGTGTGAATGCAAGGATGCTGTTGCTTCCCTTGTCAAGAAAACCAATGAGATCCTGACTGCTCTCCGCGCGGTCGGTATCATCGCTACTGAGTAATGGATCTGCTGGGGACAGCGGCAGAGTGGCTCAGTGACCAATGTGAAAGGTGTTTATCCGTCCCGGTTGAATATATTCCCCGTAACGGCACACCGTCAACGGTGAATGCAACCTTGGGACGGACACTTTTCCGGGCAGAAAATGAATACGGTGTGACCGTAAGGATAGAAAGCCGGGATTTTCTCATCCGGGCTTCTTTTTTGCCCAAAGAGCCGCAACGCGGAGACAGGATCATCTATGCCGGACGGGAATTTGAGGTGCTTTCACCCAATTCCGAACCCGTCTGGCGGTGGTCAGGTCCGCAGCACATTACCCGCAGAATTCACACAAAGGAGATTGGAAATGCCTGACTCTCCCGATCACAAAGACATCTGGCACGAACTCAATCAGGCAAGATTGGACATCGCCGAACTCCGGGGAATGGTGAAGATGCATTTTGAAGACCGTCAACACCACATTCCACCCTGTAAGCCAGCTGCGGATATGCAGAAAACAATCATTTCTGCGCTGGCGGCAGCGGTCATTGCCATGTTAGGTGCGATTTGTAACCTGATTATGGCGGTGGTCAAATGAGTGAAGTTGTTACTCTTGCCGAAAAAGTTGTTGCCGAACTGGAAGAATGCGGTGCGGAGCTGTCATTCTTCCCGGAATTTGAACTGCGGGATCTGGACGAAATGCGTGTAGTTGTTGTTCCGGTTGGAACTCAATATAAAACGCTTTCCCGATCCTCTCACGAGGAGTTGCCCCGTGTTCAAATCGGTATTCTTAAGCGTGGCAGTGAAGAAGAACTGCCGGAACTTTTGAAATTCGTTGAGGGACTCGGACTTGGATTTCTCAATAAAAAATTGGGGTCTGCAACGTGTATATGCGTAGCCTATAACCCTATTTATTCCCCAGATCACTTGCGTGAGCGCGGACAATTCACCAGCGTGATCGAACTTACCTTCAAAGTCCTCAAGTGAAGGTTCGCATCGAATTCGATGAAAGCCGAATTCTGATTGCCGTGCAACGCGGCAACATTACAGCTCTCCGCCGTGCCGGAGCCTATGTCCGCAAAGCCGCCCGAAACAGGGTTACCCAAAGTGCCAATGCTTCCACTCCCGGCTCACCGCCGAACACCCGGCAGGGATTACTCAAACGGTCTCTGCTCTTTGGAGTGGAAAAACAACGGCAAAGTGTAGTTGTCGGTCCGGCTGAAAAGTTTATCGGCACGGCGATGAAAGCTCATGAATTCGGCGGTACTTACCGTAAACGCCGTTACCCGAAACGCCCGCTTATGGGACCAACGTTACAGGCAACGGCTCCCAAACTCCCGTCCTTATGGGACAAATCTGTAAAATAACTCTGAAAGGAACACCTATTTATGGCTATTGTTCTTGGTCTTGATGCCGTACTGATGCGCGGTACTGCTGGTTCGCAGGGCTCCACCGAGGTCAAAAATGTGAAAGACCTTACCCTCAATTTGGAGTCGGGTGAAGCAGATGTGACTACCCGTGCCACCAAAGGCTGGCGTGCATCTGTTGCAACCCTGAAAGAAGCAAGTCTGGAATTCAGCATCCTCTACGATACTGAAGACTCTGACTACAATGCTTTTGCAGATGCCTATTTCAACAACACTCCGCTTTCCCTTTTCATCTCCGATGGTAACGGAACCGGGCTTGATGCAGACTTCTCCATCACTGGTTTCAGTATTGAACAGCCCTTGGAAGAGGCTCTCTCCGTCTCCATTACCGCCAAACCTACTGCTTCGGAACGCGCTCCGCAATGGGTCGGTGGCGGTGGGGCATAATCAGCGCATCTATCTGTAACACTCCGGTTCGCCGGAGTGTGTTTCCCCCTTAATATATAAATGTAAAGGAAAATGTGATATATGAAAACTTTTACTGATAACACCGGACGCACCTGGACTCTTTCTGTGACTGTCGGCACGATTAAACGTGTCCGTGCATTGTGCGGAGTTGACCTTGCCAACATCATCTCCATTGAAGCCGGAAAAGCTCCCAATGTGGGCTTGCTTGACCGCCTTGCTTCCGATCCAGTTCTGCTGGTCGATGTTCTGTATGCCGTCTGCAAACCCGAAGCTGATGCCCAGAATGTTTCTGATGAAGATTTCGGGCGTGCCATGGCTGGTGATGCCATTGAACACGCAACTACCGCCTTGCTGGACGAAGTTATCGATTTTTTCCCGCAGGCGAAGCGGAAAGTGTTCAACAAGATCCTTGGAGCCTCGCGCCGCTTCGAAGCCAAGAGCAAAGAGGCTCTGACGGCTCTGTTGGACGATCCGGAATTCGACGCCAAAATCGATCAGGCATTGGAACAGTTGACAGCCTCATCTACCGCTGTGCAGGAATCGCAGGAGTAAATCCAGATCCATTCACACTCCGGGAACTTGTATTGATGGCTGATGCACGGGGGCAGATGGAATGGGAACAAACCGCCAGTTTGATGGCATTGGTCGTCAATTTGGTGCGTGATCCCAAGAAGAGCAAACCTGCAAAACCGGATGCTTTCAACCCTTACGCCCAGAAGGTGCAGAAAATCACCAAAGCACCTCTCTCAATACTTAAAGATGTGTTTTGCAAAGGAGCTAAATGAGTATCGGAAGCACTATTCGCGCCGGAGCTGCGTATGTGGAGGTAACCGCCGAAACCTCAAAGCTCCAAAGAAATCTGACATCCGCTCAAGCACAGTTGCAAGCATTCGGCAAAAC